CATCCTGATTGCTCATAACAGTAGGTGGGCCGAACCTTTGAAAGCCTTGTGATTGACCGGGCATTTGACCACCGGGTAGATAACCAGGATTAGCCGCCTGCATTCTAGCCATGTTCTCAGCCTGTCGTTTATCCATCAGGGCTTTATGCCTGTCTCTAACAGTAGTAACCGAACTGTAGTTAGGGTTCATCATGTCTTCCCAAGTAGCCATAATTACACCGACCTGATGGTTTCGTTCTTCGCTAGAGCTTCCTGCGCTAATTGCTCAGACAAAGTGTTAGAAGAAGCATTCACAATGTTACTGGTCGAAGTATCTTGGAATCCAGTCGTATCCTGTACTCCAGTAAACTCACTCAAGTTATTAGTGGCAACCTGATTCTGCGAGACTTGTGGGGCTAATGCACCCATCGCTTGTAATTGCTGGATTGATAACTGCTGGGGCTGTAGAGCCGCCTGACCAAACTGCATGGCTTGATCACCAAACTGTTGACGTTGGGCCATAGCCTGACCGAATGCTGAATTAGCATTACCCATCTGCTGTTGAGCGATAGCGTCTAACAAGGCATTCTGTTGTAGTGCGCCACCTGTCGAACCCAGTCTGCCCTGAGAGTACAAACGGTCTTCCATATTCATCTGGGCTTGTAAGCGGTCTTGCTCCTGCAATGCCTCTAGTGCGTTATACCGCTGTCCCATCGTACCGTTGAAGTCCTGACCCGTTAATGCGCCGTATCCTTGAGTCGATGCAGCTAGAGCCTGATTGACGTTCTGTTGATAGGGTTGAGCAAGCTGCCCGGTGAACTGTCCCGTAATGGGATCATATCCAGAGCCGCCTAATCCAGTCTGCCCTGTAAAGGCTCCAACACCCTGAGTACCTGTCTGCGTTTGAAGTCCGGTATTAGCGGTAGCGGTATCGGATAAGGATGTACTGCCAGTGAGTGCGTTTGATTGACCTATTGCTTCCTGACTGGAGTTAGTAGTCTGCTCACCAATGGAGCTAGTGACGCCTCTAGCCGTTAGCTCGGTATCTCTGTTGATGTCAGATGGATTATCAGGATCATCACCGAAGGCAAAGTCTAGTAAGCCCAATCCAGGTGAGCCTGTATCAATGTAGGTTTCAAGCCCTCTTGAGGTATCACTTTGTGCCATTAGACGTACCTTCCAAGTTTTGCCATAACATTAAATCGTTTCAAAGTCTTCTCTGTCCCGTATATTGTAGATGATAAGCCTATTTTAACGACTTCACCACTCTTGGTCATAGGCCGCTTAATCCCTGCTGCGGCTTTATTGATCTTCGGGAAGGTAATACCTACCGTATCGAAGTCATCTGTATAGTCAACAGCCCACTTAACCGTAGCTGTATCGCCATTAGTTCCGCCAATCAAAGTAGTAACGGACTTCAGTATCTTCTCTCGATGACCAATATCCTGACCGAAGTCATTCCACACGCCCTCATAATCAATATCATAAGTAGTGCCACCAGAACCGTCATAAAGAACATGGTCAAGATACCCAGTATAATTCTGAGTCTCACTGTTAGTCCCGTCAGACGTTATGATCACTGACGTCCTATCCTGTAGGACAAGCATATCCGTTACGGTCATCGTCCATTCAGTTGCTCTATAAGACCCATCTTCAAGCCGTTGAGCCATATCAAAGCACATCACTACCCCGGCATCCTTAAATGACAGGAGGTAGAACCGCTCATCCTCACTGTACAATGACTTGATTGTCTCAGTAGAGGTTGAGAGACTGGCAACGTAATCACGGACGTTCTTTGATATATCCCGTTGCGGTAGGGACTTCTCCCGAATCACCCTGCCAAGAGACTTAACACCCGATCCCGATAGAAATACAAGGTCTGAGCCTACTTGTTGTACTGAGTCTCTAGCGATGCACCCAATACCCTCGATAATATCGGCAATCGCCATCGAGACATTAGGATCATCAGGATTCTCATAGATAATGATCGACTTCCGACCAAACACAACCAGGTAATCATTCCACTCAGCTATCGCTATAGCCGCATCCATACCATTAGGCCAATACTTAGCGAGGTCGAATGAACCGCTAGACCCACCAGTAAAGTTATTTATCAGCAAGTCTGAGTAATAAAGCGTGTTTATACTAGCATCCAGCACCCATAGCCTTCCCCATGCCGCTAGAACGTCATCACCGTTATATTGTGTACCACCACCAGCAGAGAAGTTACCGCCTGATGTGGTCGCTACTATCGGCACGACTGATGGATGATGCCCCACGCACCATCCGTTGAAGTTAACGAACTTGTACGGGACGACATTCATGGAATTGGTTAGGTCATTAATGCCTGAACCACTTTCTTCATAGATCGCTGTATCGTCAACATAAATGATTGTCTTCGTATTAGCGGCATCGATGTACTCATGGCCTACCGTTACGGTTCCAGAGAACTTATTAGCCTCTAGCACTCGATCTCTCGTACCCTTCCTTGAAGCTAACCGGCCTACAGAGTTGAACACCATGTTGACAGCTTTAGTCGCCCAACCTACCGGGAGAATGCCATCACCACCCTGCTTGTTCAAGCCAAGAACGCCGGGGGCCATTATCTCTAAAGGTACAAGAGGTCTAGCCATTAATAACCGCCTACCGTTGGGACAGGCCGATAGTCAGCCCACCAATCACTCGTCCCTCGCATCGTCCGTTGGTTATCAAAGGCGATAGCATCAGCAAGGGATTGCTTGTAATCTCGATACGCTTCAGCCGACATGAGTCCACCGTCCTCACCCCGCTCTACGAGAGCGCTGTATAACGCTCGGAGCATGATTGGGTAACTGGGTACGGCAGTCTCGGTAGCAGACTCTACAAGAGTAGCCTGACGCTTGAACATATTGATATTGATCGTCCAGACATCATTAGGGATGGGGTAGAGGTCGATCTCGTAATCACCTGTACTCTCATCTACACCAGATACATCGTAATGCATCGGCTCACCCACAGTGCCATGAACATTGAATTGCTTGCTCATCCACCAGGATTCTTTTAGGTATAGTTCACGATTGGTTGTGTCGTTAAAGACGCTGGTGATCTTGAACCGCTCTTTAATCCCGTCCAGTGAGTAGCGGTAATCTCCCGAAACAGTGGTTGCTTGTATCGTGTTCCTGAGAGCTACCCACTCCCACGCATCCTCAACCTCTCGTTTAGCTTGATTAACGAACTTGCCAATCAGCTTTGAATAGGTGGTTTCAGTGGGTGAAGTAACCTCATCCTCACGGAGTCTGGCTAGAACTTCATTGATCAATTCCAGATAGGTCATGCTTTCCTCGCATAAAAAGTAGTCACTCTACCATTGGCCTTCTCAACTGCTTCAGTTTCAGGGTATCGCTCTAATATCTTCCTGTGCCACCAATTAGTAGGCTTGATGGTTAAGTGTAAGGGTTCATCAATGAATTTGCCACAGTCTTCCTTTAGGTGTATCTGGAAGTAAACAGAATCACAGCAGGCCGCTATGCAATCAAATACAGCATCAACCTTCTCTTCGGGTATATGCTCCATAACATCGCAGCAATACCCATAGTCCTGTTGAGGTAGGGTGAAGTCCCACAGGCAGGCTTGCTTGAAGGTCAAGTTATCGCTTAATGAGTTTCTGGGCTGTATATCAAGGCACCGATCAGATATATCGAGCATTGTTACCTTGTAATGACCTGACAGGAGCAATGAGGCTCTACCGGGGCCACAGCCAAGGTCTACCAATGTATCTGCTGATACCGCCCACGTAAGGAAGTTATCCACAGCTAACTCACCAGGGCTGATCCTGCGGTATTCCTGCATTCTCCATACCGTGTCGTACTTTGTCTTTTCAGCTAACTCTAGTTCGCTCATTGGGTTCCCTGAAGTTTCTGTTGGTTTTGCCTTGCTCGTCTGTAAAAGAAGTCCCTGTCTTCTTCATCCAGGTGCATCTGTTCGCACCCAGCTATTTTCATATAGGTTTCTTCTAAATCAATCATGGTGGGTTTGTCGATATACTTATTGAGAATATCGTCTTTCGTGAACAGCTCCTCAAGATGAGTCCATCGATCAACGTAGTCAGCAATAATGCAG